AGTGGCTTTTTTCGCTGGTACCACTCATGATCCAAAGGTCAAGATCAACTTCGGGGATGGTGACTCTCCGTGCCTAGGACCAAGAAGGCCCCCGGGACCGCGGCCGACCCTCGAAATGGCCGCCGCGCCGAGCTCACCGTCGCTGCTGGCGGCCTGGAGCGGTTCGAGCTGCCGTCGCGGCGCCCGGCGTGGCTGGCCGCTTCGCGTGATGCGTGGGAGCGGGCATGGGCCGATCCGATCCATCAGGCGTGGACCGCAGCGGACGGGACGATCCTGCTGGAGTGGATTGACGCGCTGGACCGGGCGATGCGGTCAAACCAGAGGGGCGATCGCAAGCCTGTTGTGGTCGGCGGGAACGGCCAGGTGACGGAGCATCCGTCGTATGGGACTGCTACGCGGTCGGCCGCGCTGGCTGACAAGCGGGCTCAGACGCTGGGGCTGGGCGCCCTGAACCGGGAGCGGCTGGGGTTCACGGTCGGGCAGGCCCGCAAGTCGCTGGCCGAGCTGAATGCGATGCTCAATGATGATGCTGACGACGACGAGCGCGACCCTCGCCGCGGCTGAGCCCGGCTGCGTCGACTGCGGGTGGCAGCCTGCGCCGGGCGAGCTGTGGCCGACGGAGGGCCCGCTGGCCGTCCGGTGGATGGAGCGGTTCCTGATCTGCGCCGAGGGTGACTGGTTCGGGAAGCCGCTGCGGCTGCGGAAGGATCAGAAGCGGTTCGTCTGGGAGTGGTACAGCTACTGCCCGGACTGCGGGTACTGGCGTTACGACACCGCGCTGCGGGGCGAGGCGACCGGCGGCGGCAAGACCACGTTCGCGGCCGGGCTTGAGAACCTGGAGATGTTCGGGCCGCCGCAGATTGTCCCGGTCAGCCCGAACATCATCAACGCGGCCGCGTCGTTCGAGCAGGCCGACCTGCTGTTCAATATCGCGGGGGTGATGCTCGGCGGCCGCGATGAGGCGGTGAAGGAGGCGCCGCTGTGCGGGTACGCCGAGGTGTACGACACCGAGATCCGGTATGCGGACGGCCGGCCGGGCCTGATGAAGCGGGTGGCTGCGGTGGCGGGGACGAACGAGGGCGGCCTGCCGTCGCTGTTCGTGTGCGATGAGGTGCACGAGTGGGGGGATATCGGGTCGACGAAGGCCCGCGTGCACATGGTGATCGGGAAGAGCACGAAGAAGCGGCGGCTGGTGTGCCGGATGCCGGACGGCCGGGAGGTGACGCGCGGGCCGGGCCGGATCCTGAATATCTCGACGGCCGGGTTCGACGTGGATCACAGCCTGCTGGGCGCGATGTACAAGCACGGGAAGCTGGCGGTGCGGGACCGGTCGCTGGCGCCGCGGCTGCTGTTCGACTGGCGGGAGGCGCCGGATGGCATCGACTTCGCGGAGCCGGGGGAACGGCGGCGGGCGGTCATCGCCGGGTCGGCCGCGGCCGGGATCCTGTGGGACGTCGAGGCCAGGGTCCGGGAGTGGGACAAGCCGGAGGTCGAGCATCATGAGTGGATCCGCTACTACGCGAACTCCTGGGTTGGCGTGGCGGCTGACTCCTGGCTCGCCGGGCATCCCGCGGCGTGGGGCAAGTGCCAGGGCGAGTGGGAGATCGCGGGCGGTGAGGCTGCCGTGCTGGCGATCGACATGTCGCGGTCGCGGGATACGACGGCGGTCGTGGAGTGCACGCAGCTGCCGGACGGGAGGGTTGCGGCGGTCGCGAAGATCTGGAAGCCGGCCGGCCGGCTGATCCCGCATAAGGACGTGAGCGGGTACGTGCTCCAGCGCATGGATGAGCTGGGGGGGCGGTTCGCGGGGGTGGTGTATGACCCGGCGTGGGCGGTGGAGATCGCGGAGGACATCGAGGATGCGGGGGTTGTGCCGATCGAGTTCAGCCAGGCTCCGTCGTTCATGGCGCCGGCCGTCGCGCGGGCTTTCGATGCCATCGTCGGCGGGGTGCTCGTGCACGACGGGGATCCTGACTTCGGGACGCAGGTCAAGTCGGCTGCCAGGCAGTACCAGAAGAACGGCTTCACGCTGTCGAAGGGGCAGTCTCGCGGCAAGATCGACGCGGCGGTGGCCCTGTGCATGGCGCTGGAGGGCCTGGCCAGGCTGGCGAAGCCAGTCGTCTGGGCGAACACTGTCTGGTGAGGAGCCATCATGAGCGAGCCGATCTTTGAGCGCGTCCGGGACGCGTTCACCGAGCACCTGCACCACGCGCACTATCATGATCCCGGAGTCGCAGCAACCCCCGTCGTGGAGGCACCCGTGAGCCTGATCACTGAAGTCAAGACCGAGCTGAAGTCCCTGGCCGCCAAGGCTGAGGGCATCGACGAGGCTGCTGCCGGCAAGGTCGAGGCGCTGGAGGGCAACCCGGTCGTCGATGCGCTCCTGGCCGCCGCGCATGTGCCGGTGAATGCGCTGTCGATCGCGGTGGATGTCCTCAACGGCCTGGCCGCGATCTACCCGAAGCCTGACGCCCCGGCCGACCCGGCGGCGGGGCAGCCTGAGCCTGCTGCGGCGTGACTACTGCGGCGGCGTCGCTGGCGCTGCCGCCGTGCCCTGGCTGTGCGGGTGGCCGTGAGGTCAACGGGCTGCCGTGCCGCGACTGCGGGGGAACCGGCCGCCAGGGCGGTAAGCCGCGCATGCCGGCCAGGTGGCGGAAGCTGGCGCGCTCCTGGCCGCTGGCCGCGGCCACGGTGGCGGGCACGCTGGTGCGCTGGTCGGCGAGCGTCCCTGGCGTGGCAGGCGCGGCAGGTGTCACAATCGGGGCAGCGATGATCACTCATGCCATCTGGCCGCGTGTCCCCCTGCTGGCTGCCGCCCTGACGGTCGGCGGCGCGTTCGGGCTGCTCGCGGACAGGCGGCTGTAGCCGTGGCGGTGTTCGCGGGCCCGCGGGAGCGCACCGCGGCGTCCCGGCCGGACGCCGAGAAGCGCGTCGCCCAGCTCGCGTTCGTCGCCCCGCCGATCGGTGCCCGCATCAACGCCGTGCAGGAGCTGTACGGCGCCGGGTCGCCGGACCTGGCCGCGCGGCACTCGGCGGCGTGGTCGTGCCGGGACCTGATCGCGTCGATGATGGGCATGTTGCAGCCGTGGGCGTTCCGCCTGCCGGGGATGGGCATGCCGACACCCACACCGGGCCCGGCGATGGGCCTCGGGACGACGGGGACGCCGCAGAAGGTCACGATCCAGCCCGCGATCCTGAACGAGCCCGGCTCAGACATGGACATCGGGGACTTCTTGTACGCGGGCACGTTCGCGCTCACCCAGGGCAACGTTTACGGGTCGATCGTGGGCCGGGATCGGCTGGCCTATCCCAGCCAGATCGAGCTGCAGGACAACGGCCGGGTGCAGGTGCGCAGGCTGGCCGACGGGTCGAAGGAGATCAGGTTCGGCGGGCAGGTGCAGGACCCGGCCACGGTGTGGCACAAGTCGATTTTCCGGCCGCCGGGTGCGATCACCGGCCTGTCCGTGCTGCAGGCGGCGCACCGGTCGATGACGCTGGGCGTGAACGCGGAGGATTTCGGCAACGGGTTCTTCGAGGAAGGCGCCCACCCGTCGGCGCTGCTGACGAACGAGAGCCAGGCCGAGTTCTCCGGGGAGGACGCGCAGACGGTCAAGCAGAAGTTCATGGCCGCGGTGCACGGCTCCCGGGAGCCGGTGGTGATGACGGGCGGGTGGAAGTACCAGCAGGTGCAGGTCAGCCCGACTGATTCCCAGTTCATCGACACGATGGGCATCTCTGACCTGAAGGTGTGCCGGTACTTCCGGGTGTGGCCGGAGATGGTGTCGGTGCCGATCCAGGGGTCTTCCATCACGTACGCGAACGTCGAGCAAAGGGCGCTGGACTTCCTGACGTACACGATGCAGCGGTGGATCACCTGGTGGGAGCGGAAGCTCGGGTCGATGCTCCCGGCCGGCCAGTACGTGAAGTTCGATCTGTCGCCGCTGCTGCGCACCGACATCCTGACCCGCTGGACCGTGAACCACGCCATGATCGCCAGCCGCACCGTCACCCAGGACGAGGTCCGGTCCGGTGAGGACATGGCGCCGCTGACCGACGCGCAGCGCGACCAGGTCAATGCGATGCCGCTGCAGCCGATGCTGCCCCGGCTCAGTCAGGGATTGTGAGGCCGGGAATGGACTTCGAGCTGCGCCGTCAGCGGCGGATGGCAATGCGGGGTGTGCCTGAGCGGCTGGCCTTGTCATTCGCTGGTGGCGGGATCGAGATGCGGGCGAAGCCGAACGGCACCGCGGCCGGGTCAAGCTTCGAGTGGAACGGCTACGCGGCGGTCTACGGCGTGGACTTCCCGATGTGGGATCCGCACGGCGAGCCCTACGTCGAGTCAGTGGCACCGGGCGCGTGCCGCCGGTCGCTGGCCAATCCGAACCTCGACGTCCCGTTCCTTGTCGGCCACAATGACGCCGGGATTCCCCTGGCGCGAACCAAGTCCGGCACGATGCAGCTTGCTGAGGACACGACCGGGCTGCATGTGCATGTCCCGTCGATGGACGGCCACCGCGAGGAGGTCCGG